GCGTGTTGCGCCAGCGTCGTTATATGTGGGTTATGCTTCGTTCCAGGCTGCGGCGTAGTCGTCTGCGCCTGCGCTCGGTGCATCCGGCAGGCGCAAGCCACTAGAGCGCACGCCTGCTGCGGCATCCGCGCCGTCATCGTCGTCACCGTCGCTGTCGTCCGCATCGCTACCGCTTGTGAGCGATTGCTTGTACTGAGTCAGCAGCGCGACAATCTCATCCGAACTACCAGAATCGATGACGCGCTTGGCGTTCGCTTGGTCATCTGGCGATTGACTATCCACCCAATCCTTGAACTGCTTGGAATCAGTCACTTCCATGAAGTCAGCATGCGCAGCAGCGATTGCCTTGAAATGATTTTGCTGGCGTTCGTCGCGCAATTCTTTGATCAGTTGATCAACCGTTGCAGCGACTTTGCTGGACGCATCGCCACCACCCTTACCGACGACTTGCTTGATCAGCGCAGTGATCAGTTGCACGAAGTCTTCGCCGAAATCAGCGGCAAGTGCAGCACCCGGATCGCTGGCGTCGTCACCGTCCGATTCAGCGTTGTCGTCTGCATCCGGTGAGTCGGTTCCATTACCGCTGTCGTCGCCGCCATCGGCACCGTTATCTGTCGCGCCTTGGTCGTTCTTATCCGATTGCTCGGCACGTTGATTCACCATCTTGGCTTCACGATCGCCAAGTTCCTTTTCTTTGGCTTTCAATCGTCCTTCCCATGAGCGCAATTGCTGCTCGTTTTTGGGTGAACCTGCCGCCGCTTCTGGCGCTTCCGCTTCGCTCGTTGCCGCTGCTGCATCCGGCGATGCCTCGGCTGCTGCCGCTGATGCTGTGGCGTCTGCGGCTGTCGCACCAGAGGCATCGCCGGAATCGTCAGCTTCGCCATCCGCGCCGGGAGGAAAGTCGCTCGCACCTGCGCCACCTTTCGGCGCGTCTTCCTTGTTAAACTCGTCCGCAAATTCGTCTTGCGCACTCTGCATCTTCTTACTACTTGCCATCTATTCTCCTGTCGGCCTATCTGGTTGTGGTCTACACACGTGGCGTTTTGCTGCGATCCGGGTCAGCGATGCAGTCGTACAATGCTTTGATCTGCATCGCCGCACCTTGCTTGCGCTCTAACTTGTCGTGGGATATGCTCACCAGTTCTGCTTGGTAGGTCGCTAACAGCGCATCGAACAAGGCAAGCACATGCCGTAGCGCCTCAGAACTGCGGTAGTCAATTACCGCCCCAAGTTCCTGCGTCACTCTGTCGCGCAGTTGCTTATCCGACTTCATGCTGATGGCCCTGGCTCGGTTTTGCTTTGGCCCATACCGACATGCTCGCCAACACGTTCACCCACGTTCGCACCAACGTTCGCGCTTGGCGGTGTCAATGGATCGCTACCCGAACTTTGACCACCGCCACCATCCATCGACGGCTGCGATTGATCTGGCGGCGCTGCTGGTGCCTGTGGCGGAATCGGCAGATTTGCTGTCGCCATACCGGGCGGAACCGGGCCATCGTCCGCTACGCCGGTCTGCGCTGAACCGGGTTGTGCGGAGTTCGACGGCACAGGGCCACCTGTGTCCGTACCCGGTTGTGCCGCAATTGCCGGTGTATGATCGACCCAACCGGCACTCTTGAGGATGGCGTCGCCTGCCGGTGCCACTTCTGGCCGCTCGGTTGCCACGCCACCAGCCTCCATGCCAGCATACGCCGTGTCCACGTTCGCCTTGACGGTCAGTGCCTTGATGCGATCCACATCGGCCAAGGTCTTCGAGATATCCGCCTGCATCTGTTCGATCTTCATTTGCGTGATCTGCATCTGCAACGCCTGTATCTGCTGCGCTTGCGCCTGCTGTGCCGCTGCCGCTTGCTGCGCCTGCTGGCTGTTCTGCGCCGCTTCGACTTCCTCCTCAGTCATGACGACATCCTGCAAGTCGTGCGCTTCTGCACGTTGTCGCAACAATTCCGAGCGCTTGATGTATGGCGCATCGAGCGGGTTCGACGACATTTGCGCGAACTGGTCAAGCTGTTGCGCGCGCACCTCCTTTGCCATCAAGGAAGACGTACCGCGTGCCGTCACGTCGAAATCACCCTTGATATCGTTGTTGGGGTTGAACTGCATGTTCCACTTGTACAGCGCTTCGATGAAAGGCCGCGTAATGCCTTCGTCGTAGTTCGTGATCAAGTCCTTCATGACAATCGACGCTGACGACATGAGCATCGACATCCCTGACGCGGTGCCAGCAGCGCCTGCCGTGGCATTCTCGCCAGCCATGTAGCGCGGGATTGCCGTCACGTCGTCGGCGTTAGCCTGGAACATCTGGATAATCGGCATCAATTCCTGAATGCCGCTGTCCACATTCAGGATGCGCAGCGCCGGTGCTGTCGGGTCGTCGCCGTTGCGCTTCCATATCTTGAATGGAAACATGTCGTCGGCGTCTTCATCGTCGGCCAGCAGCTTCATGTTCGCTTCGATCTGTGGGCCAGCAGTCAACGCCGCGTGATCCAACACCATTCGCGTTGCGGCATTGATCATTTCCTGATCGTCGCGCATGATGGTTGCCAGTCCATCGCCGAAGATGCTGGTTTCATCCTTATCGAAGTAGTACATGTGGTAGGGCCACGTGACACCGTTGATCGGCGTCAGTACGACCTTGATTACATCGCCGTTCGGGAACATCCACACGTTCGAGAAAAACGTCTCGTGCAGGCGATCAGGCGGAATGCTAACGCAGGAGTCTGCCAAGGTCTGCCCGTCGATCCATCCCCATCGCTCCAAAAGTTCGTAGAGGCCGTCATCCTTAGTCGTGGTTGCGGTGCGCCTGCCCAGCTCTCGAATCTCCGCGTCGAACTGGCGGATGTTTTGCATGCCGTGCGGATGCGCGAGAATGTAGTCCCGAATCTTGTCGCCATCGAAGGATTTGCGTTGCGCCAAGTCGGACAACACCGAGCGCGTCAACAAGTGGCGCTCAAACACGTAGCGGCAGTTCTGTAATTCGGTTGCCGCCATGTCCGGGTAGAATCGCCACAGCGGCACGTAATCGACAAACGGCACGACGTAGCTTTCCGTCTGCATTCTCCACTTGCCTTTGACGAGCGTGAATTTGGTACGGGTCTTGCGTTCGACAAGTGGTGCTTTCAGGATGCCGGTGCCATACAGGTGACCGGAATGCAATACCTTGCGCGAAGTCTGCTTGTACGCACACTCCGATATCTGATCGTCCATTGCCTTGGTCATGCCATCCGCAGCAGTTGCCACGGCCTTGATGATCGCGGCATTCAATTCCTGCTTCGTCGGTGCGCGGCCAAGCTGCTGCATCAACACTTGCACAATCTGGCTGGTGGTGTTGTCGTCCAGGCTCGGAACCGGCGAAGGATCAATCGTCCAGTTGCGCTCGCTACCGGATGGGAAAAGCAGGTCGGCTACGCGTGCATCAACGGTTTTGACTTTGACGCGCGTGGAGCGATTGAATGCCTTTGATCGGTGCTTGCCAATCAAGCGCTCTACTTCGGGATCGTAGATGCCGCGATATTGGCGCAAGTCGCGTAGCCAGCGTTGTTCGGTCGGCAAGCGTTGCAGTTCCGCATGCTTGAACTCGGCGATCAGCATGCTGCCTAGCGCATCGATGGCGACGTAAGGCGCAATCGAATCCGAATTCATACCGGCTTGCGCCGCCGCGATGTATTCGTTCTGCGCCTGCTGCTGTTGAGTGTTCATGGTCAATCGATGTTAAATTCGCCACGCCATAACGCGACGAGAAACCGCACCAACACGACGAGCGCCACACAGCCGACAGCGGCAAGCGTATAAAGAAGCATTGTCATATTGCTATTGCGATGGAAATAAAAAAGCCCCTGCGATGAGGGGCATGCGTCTACTGCTAGATGAGATTGCGCGCCTATGCTTCCCAGGCTTTGCGGTAGGCTTCGGCTGGCGTGTCCTCTGCATCGTCATCACCGCGCGTCGTTGCTGGTGGCGCTTTACCTGCAACGATGGCTGCAACCGGCGCGGATGTACTGCCTGCCTTGGACGGCGGGATCGACTGCACCACCTTGCCATCCTTGACCGGCGGTGCTGCACTGGTCGTCGGGATTGAGTTATCGACTTCACCTGCCGAACCGTGAGCATCGCTGTTTTGCGACGGTGCATTGGCGGCATCGGCGATGATGGTCACTGCCGGAACGATGGCCGGAACTGCTGGTGCGTCACGTGCGTTCAGCGGATCGCTATCGTGGCCCCAAATTTTGCGGGCCGCCGCTTCGTAGTCGCGGTGTTGCACATCGCGCGGGTTCATCATGGTTTGCCTCATAGGTTAATAGCCAGCTCGTGTTGGAGCTTGCGTGTTGCTGCGTCGATGGTGACGATCTTCCCGTACCGTTTTCGATGCCACGTTTTCGGCGAAGGTCAGCGCGATGGCGTCGCCGCCGTCAGGCGAACGGATGCCGCGCTTGCGCATGTCCTCTTTCGATTCGATCAAGCGCGTACCGTTTGATGCGTACTTGTAGCCCGGTGCCGAAATGTCAGCAATCAGCGCAGTATCGTTCGGCAGTCGGCACGGCAAGTCTTCCAGCCATTCCTTCATGCGATACCACATCTCCGCACGCTTGTTAGCGTACAACTCGCCGTCTTCCGCCCGTGTTGCCGAGTTCACGCCGATGGCGGGAATATTCAACTCAAGCAACCTGTCATAGATGCCGGAACCGATACCAATCTTGTCGATAAACAGAGCATCCGGCGTGAACTCTTTCCAGTAAGCCGCCAGCATTCCAGCGACTTCCATCGGCCCTTTCTTTTCGTGGTACTCGATGCGGAAGACTGTACGGCCATGACGGAATGCGATTGCTGTACGGTCAGCGCCATACTCGGCGGGATCGCACGCAACGACGAATGCACCCGAACGCTCACGATAGGCGCTGTTGACTGCCGCCATGACCGTCGTTGGATTGATCAACGGATCATTCGTCGCCGTGCGGAATGCTAAAGCAGGCGTCGCCGGATACTCTTGATCGAACAGCCATTCAAATCCAGCGCCGTACAAGATGATCTTGTTGCGACGCCAAGCCA